TATGGGGAATGGTAAGTATCCTATTGACGGAGGAGGTAAGGCAGTGGTGAGAAATAATACTATTATCACTGTAGAAACATAGTTGACATCCCCTATAACAGACATTATAATACAACCTAATTAAACAATTAAGAGAGAATATATTATGAGTAAAGTGGAATTTAAAACAGGGGAAGTGGTAGAAGTGAGTGATTATGAGGATTTCTCTACTTTAAGGTATGCTACATTCTTAGCAGACTGTTCATCTTTTATAGGGGACTACCCTGAAGATACAGATGTGGCAACTGTTGACTACCCTGTAGTAGTACTTGATGAGTACGGTGCTGTAAATCAATATACATACGTTAGAAAAGTAACAAGTAGTAAGTTTACAGCTCAACTACGTGATGGTGTATATGAAACTACAGAAGAGCTATACAATGAATACTTAGATGTAGTTAAACGTATAAAGGAATCTAAGTAGATTCCTCTTCTTCTAAATCCTCTAGTAAGTCAAGTTGAATTTCTTCTACTACAGGCTTACTATTAAATATTAAATCATAACCTTCGCTGAACTTATCTTTGTCAAATGGTCTATACTTATCACCTTTACCGTTCATATCAACCACTCCCCCACCCGCACGATTTATCCTCTAAAAAGAACATAACTGATTGTGTATTAGTCCTACTATCAGGTATTTTCATACTGGGAAGATACACCTCATGTTTCTTAATCTTAGGGTAGTAATCCACTTCTGCATTATACTTCTTTAACATTGTATTATATTCTTTAGAGTCTTTGCCATGATTAGCAATTACTTCTTTGTATGAATTCCTAAATTCCATTTCTCTTTGTGCGCCTGATATTAAACTTGGCATATTATTATTCCTTATTATTTATTTTTATTGTTATTATCTGTATGGTAATCTACTTATATACCCACTACACCATCTGTTACAAGGGTATGCTTCAAATGATCTTATCTTATTTCCAGCTAGGAATCTGGGAGGACTATACATAGCAAAAAGATTCGCGGGATTATTCCGTTGAATCTTGATTATCCAATATAAGTTGTTTCGGAGGGGTAGTTTCATACCTCACCCTCATTAATCTTCCTATTATCTTCTAATTGTTTATGTATATTTATCATCTTAGTTTTAATCTCTAAGAGTATACTGTATATTTCTTTATTGTTCATAACATTCCTTATTTAATTAATATTTATAACAAATTAGATTAAGTGTACTACAAAAAGCGTAGCCACTTATTTGGTCGTTATACCCAAAATACAATAAATAATCATTGTATTTAATTTTACTATGTTAATATTTGCTTAATCTATTTAACCCCTATTTCAAGGAATAAAATTATGACTAATATAGAGCAACGCTTCAAAGACATGGAAGCAAAGTTTAAAAAATTCGATGAAATGTCATCCAGATTAGACGAGTTTCAAAGTAGGCTCGATAGTGCTGACATTTGCCCTAAGTGCGGCGAGAACCTTACTAGCGAGGTTAGCCTTGCCTACAGTAAGTTTACCAGTAATTGTACTTCCTGCGATTTCCAATCCTCCATTACTATCCAAGAGTTGGTGGACAGATGGGAAACTACTGTAGCCCAACTTTTTAAGTTCTTTAAGCACATCGGACTCATCGTAGAAACTAAGCCAGACTAAAGACTTAGCTGACTCTTTAATAGTATTAGATACAAGATCTAATTCATCTACAGTGTCCATAAAACTACTTGCACTTTTTTTGTCCATAACCTTTACCTTTTATTTAATTAATTTTAATCTAGTATAACAAGGGTAATCACAAGGGCTTCTAGTCCTTATATAGGCTTTGGTCTTCTCGATGTAGTCCAACATTGCCACAAGGTGTTAAATTAGTTGCATCTATAGTGACACCTAATAACTCTTTTAATTTCTCTACTTCACGGTCAGAGCTTGGTCTAATTATGAAATTATTATTTACATATTCAATATTCATTTTTATTTCCTTTATTAATTAACATTCACATAACAAGGTAATGTAGTCGGACTGCGAAAAACGCAGCCGCTAATTACAACGTTAAATACATAATAACATAGTGTTCAGGTTATGTCAAACCTTTTTCTAAACTTTATCCGTAATACTTCATATTTAATTGAATATGAGGAGAATCTAAGAATGTTCTCCATAATGCTCCAGCTTCCACTTGAACGCCTAGCTCTATAGCAGCAGTGAATACGGCTTGTATAACTTTCCTAAACTCTTTATGCTCCCAAGATACTTCACCATTTACTAATACGAATAAATCTACAGCAGCTCCATACTCCTCCCCAGTATCTTTAAAACTTCTAGGTATGTGCTTACTATTCATTGTAGTAGACTTGCCCTGGGCTACTAACTCTTTCTGGCGTTCCACTGTACGTACACCTTCGCTAACTCCGAAGTCTAATGGAGATATTTCTATTGCACGCTTAATTACAGATACTAAGTCTGGATGAACACCTTCTAAGTTTGATAGTGAACGTTTGCTTAATTTATACATTATTTATTTCCTTCTATGGGATTAGAAATACCCATGTAGTTTCTATACCAAAACTCTTCATCAGGTGTTAGGGATTTTCTGTGCATCCCACACTCATAAGCTACCATGAAATTAAGCAACTTTGAGGCTTCCTCTGCTGATGAAGAGAATGTAGTTGTCTTGATTATACCATCTATTTGTTCTGATTGTGTTACACTAATCATTCCCATAATACTCCATCTTTTTAATCCAATAAGTTTTGGGCGAACCTTGACTCTTCAACTCTAAATACTCCCAGTAGGTATCTTCACGTACTCGAAACCACTTCATTCCCAAAACCCAGCATCCGAGAGTCTTTTTCCTATAACTTTGTGAATCTTCCAGCATTATTTATCCCTATTTAAAAATTCACTTAACACTTCACTAGCACTTTTACCACCAATAATACTGCTATACTCGCCATCTTCTTTATATTGCTTGAAATAATGATCTGCTTCATTGATTAATGCTAACCCACACTTACCACTCACAGACCATAATCCTAATTTACATGATATTGTACATAGATCATTTTTACGTCTGTAAGTGGTACACATTTCCATCTCAGTCATGTTGCTCATAATGTATCTCTAATAATTATATTGAGAGGTTATTGTATATGAGTTTGTGTTGTATGTCAAGGTGTTATTACATACTTCGCGTAATCTACTTCGCCTTGTAGTTTATTATGTGAATAATCAGTCACACGTTTTTCAAAGAAGTTGCTATGTTTCTTAGCTCCTAACATCCACTCCATCCATTTCAGAGGATTGACTCTAACTTCTGTGTAATCCATTAAGTCTAATTGGTATAGTCGTAAATCATGTAGATATCTGATATACTCTTGTAAGTCCTCTTTAGTTAAATCTTCTTGATCTCCTAGCTCGAATACTAAATCAATAAACTTTATCTCTGCATCAACGTAACCTCCAGCCAGAGATACAATATACTTATCTAACTCTATATTCTCAACCTCAGATAAGTCCTCTCGTATGTGGACTAGAACTCTCATGTTGTTCTCTACATGAAATGCTTCATCTGCTAATGACCAAGCATTGACATCATTAAAACCTACTAGCAATCCTTGGCGTTTGTAATTCAAGAAGCAAGCGAAAGCAGCAAATAATCCAATACCTTCTCCTAATAGTATCTTAGCAAGAAGTTTAGCGTCATCCAGTTTAGATTCTAATTCTCCCTCTTGTGACATAATATCTAACTTATCTTGCATCTCTACATACTCAGAGAAGATAACCCAATCACTATCACTAAAACCAAAAGTCTCTGCTAATAAAGCGTATGCTCGTTGGTGTACCACTTCCCTCCCTACAAAGGTAATAAGGAGGTTTCTTATTTCATTATTACCTATACGAGGTATTAGTTTAGTATAAGAACCACCTACGGTCTTATCCATTTCAGTAAATAGGCATAGCACTTTATCAATAATATTCTTATTTACTTCATGGCTAACATTCTCTGTCTTCAGTCCATCCTTAGAATTATATTGTCTTAAATCTTCTTGTAACTCCACTTGGTGTACGTCCCAAAACATATCAATAGAGTGCTTACGTGCTGCCTCCGTAGCCCAAGGGTACTGAAACGGTCTATAACTTTCACTTTCTTTAAATACTGACATTACTATCCTTTTATTTTATTAACCATGACAGGAAAGACACTCTTCTATGTCCACCTTGAATGTACTTTCTACAGGTATTGAGTTTAATGGTGCTTTATCTCCTTTACCTATGTTTGTCTTAGATGCTTGTTCAGCTCTACAATAGTATAACGTCTTTACACCTTTTTTCCAAGCAGCAATTACTACATCCATCATCTTTTCTTTTGTAATATTAGCTGTAACAAAAATATTTAATGATTGTGCTTGGCAAATATTAGGTTGCCTTAAAGCTGCTAACTCTACCACCCACATTGGATCTATCTCAGATGCAGTTTTATATACTTTTTTAATCTCACCTGATAAGTCATCTCTGTGTTGTACAGAGCCATTATTCTTTATAATACTATCCCACATCTCATCTGTATTTAATCCTAACTTCTCTAATACATCTTCTAAATGTGGATTCTTAATGAGGTAACTTCCAGCCCTACCTTCAGTATTTATAGCATTAGAACTCCAAGGCTCTATACTAGGACTGACACCAACGAAATCACTACTTGAAGCATTTGGGGCTGTTGCTGTAAGGTGGCTATTCCTCATTCCAGAACCAATACAATCTTCTGGCTCTCCCCGTTCTTCAGCTAATACTTTAGAAGATGCAATAGCTCTTTCTTGTATGGTAGACGTTAATATATGCGCCCACTGCGATGCACTATTAAAACCACCAGACTCGAATGGTATGTTCTTTCTCTGTAAGAATGAATGAAAGCCTAAGTTGCCTAACCCTATAGCTCTTTCTTGGCTAGCAGAATGTACAGCTCTATATAATTCTTTTGGTGCTAGACGTATAAAATATTCTAATACATTATCTAATAATCTGACTAAATCTTCTACTATAGTTGTATCTTTCCATTCGTCATATTTATCTAAGTTAAGACTAGATAAACAACATACAGCAGTTCTTTTCTCAGATGTCATTAGTGTTATCTCTGAACACTGACCTGTAAGGATACCGTTAAAAATACCCATACCTCTAAGTTCTTCTTTAAAGCAGTATGTAGAAGATTTTGTTTCTAAATCCTGTAAAAATATCACTTTAGAAAATTGCTCTGCACATCTTTGTGGCTTTTTATTCTCCCATTTTAACCTAACACAGTCTAAACCTAGTGAAGTTAACTGATAAAGGCCTGTAGAGCTTATTAATAATCTATTAGTTTCAGAGCAATTATATTCTTTAAGTCCTCCAGTGCCATCATTAGCTGGCAGTAAATACTTACCTTCTTTACGGGCAAAACATACTTTAGAATTAACACCCAGTGTTTGTAACATAAGTTGGACTTCTAGCAGGAAGTCTTTATTTATAGATGCCAGTTGTAGTGATTCATTATCTCCATTCCTAGCTACAGTACCATCAGCGTCTAGTAATCCAGCCAACCATGTAAGTCTTATGTCTACACTATACTCACTGGAGGGTACAAAGAATTTAGGCATTAGTCCAGAACAATTGCCATAAACCCTGTCGTACTGAGGTTGGTCTACTCTTTGTTCTAAATCAAACCAAGCCTCTAGTTCCTTCTTCTCTCCATAGAAGTACACACGGGATTTCCCTTTTACTTCACAACCATCTCCAGTATAAAAACCATTCTGGTAGGCGTTAGTTAAAAATTTATCTCCTTGTATTACAGGGAATTTAGATTTAATTAATTTATCCCCTATTTTTAGCTCGTTGTAAGATTTCATTACAGGGTCTTTCCCGTAGTCTTCTTGTACATAAAACTTATGATATTCTGTACAATCCAACTCTTGACCAGAGTTTAAACCTACCCTAAATAGACTGCTACTTTCAGATGTTTTAATTACCGTAGTCTCTGAGAACTGCTCCCCATTCCACACATTAACGGTTTCATTTTCTAAGTCACCTATTTGGATATGTCCTTTATCCGTGAGTATAAAAGTATCAGGTGCGACACACAAATTACTCTGCGATACATGGTAAGTAGGTTTAGTAATCCATTTAGGGATACCCCTATTAACCGTATCTTTAAACATTATATAAGGTTCACCAGTTTCATAACGTTGCTGGTTTATATCTTCCATGACTTCTCTAGCATCAAGAAAAGTACCAGTTGCACCATGTTTAGGATCTACAAGCTCATACTTCTCACCTTTTATAACTTTCTCCATAAAAGAGTCAGTGATACATACAGCATTATTCAAGTTAAAACATTTTTTATTAGAATCCCCGCCTACAGGGTTACGACAACTAATAAAATTCTTAATCTCAGGGTGGTCTATATCTAAGTACGCTGCAATGCTTCCTCGTCGGCTAGAAGTTTGTTTATATGCTAGGGCATCTGCATCATAACCTCTTAGGTGTGCCATAACCCCTGTAGACTTCTCATCAGGGCTTCTATTATTCATTCCTATACCAATACCACCTCCCATCATACTAAGCCATGCTGTCTCCTTACGGCCTTCTACAAGTCCCACTTTATTATCTGGGATATGAGATAAGAAACAACTAATTGGTAATCCCTCTGGCGTTACATTCTCTTCCAGCCAATCTCCTGCAACTTCAAACTCATCTTTATTGAAAGTAGGCCAATCCACTTCCATAGCTGTAGACAATACAGGAGATGCAAATGTAAAATAACCTTTTGATGAATACTCATAAATCCTCTGTGCAAACTCATAATCTCCAAAGGAATAACATGTAGACCCTCTTGCTAAAGTTTGCTGAGGGCTGTCTTCATTTGACCTCTTATAAAAACCCTTTGTTGTTAACATCTTCTTAGCTTTTTCTTTTAACAAAGCATCTCTGTTATAATCTATAGTAATACCTAAATAATCTTCTACTCTATTTTTAATCTTCACTCTCCTTTTTCATCTCATATTTATTAATATATCTAACCAAGTCTGTCGCAACACCCACTTTAACTATTCCACAATCATCAGGGTCATTATTCTCTGATTCCTCTATAACTTCTTCCACTTCCAATATCTGCCCTATACCTAAGCCGAAGTCAATCCCTCCTCCTAAATATATAACACCTTGCCTAGTGTACATCCCTGTCATATTCCACGTAACGAAGTCATCATTATCCCAACAATTCCAACGTATTATATCTCCAAATTCAGCTTCTGTGTTATCTTTCAATTTCATTGTATATTTACCCCTCTTACTTTATATACTTACTAGGCTTCAACAATTGAACTCCCCATTTCTAATACTGAATAATGGCTTAGTTGTATCTCTATTATTAACACATAGACCATATCCGTACACCTTAAAGAAGAAACCTTCAGAATGTTTAATAAAGCATGTATTTTTCATATTATATGTACTTCTTAATTTTTTGATATACAGGAATCCTCGTTATCACGATATTTACTGATAACAGGGATTCCTTTGTTTTGTAGTGTTATGTGTTTAATTTCGGGATAGGCATCCAGTGGGTGACTTCCCACTGGATAGCCCGATACTCGCCGAAGTTGTCACGTTCCATATTTGTAAACCACTGCTTATATTTGTGACTGTAGTGGCCGCAACCGCCTTGTACTATTACGGGTTCAGCGTCCTTTGGTAATTGTTCATTAACATCGACCCATTCACACATAACAACATCATCAATTTGACTCATTCCGCTTCGCTCCATTCTCAATTTATGTATGGGTTATAACTCCGCTATCTTCGGCATTATCTCGCTTGCAATAACATCGTCAGAATTAGTATTAAACGCATCACAAAACGCCTCTTCCAGCGCAATCATATTTTCAACAGAAGTTGTTGCAAAACTACCATCCTCTGTATCAACATCGCCATATCTCCCATCCGCTACATTTAACGCTGCAATTAATAAAGTTTTAATCTTCGTATCCATTTCAAATCCTCAAAAATTATAACAACGCAATATAGTCACTGCGCTGCGCTTCGTTCGGACTAGATAACGCCAGCCGCTAATTGATAGATTATGTTGCACTTATCCGATCCTGTGCAATCTTAAAATATTCTTCGTCTAACTCAATCCCAATAAAGCTACGGTGTAGGTTTTTACATGCTACACCAGTTGTCCCGCTCCCCATAAATGGATCAACAATAATCTGCTGTTCTGTTGAATGGTTTATTATGAATTTCTCCATTAACTCGACAGGCTTACAAGTGGCGTGACCGTATAGTTTTTTATCTTTCTTGTTTATTTGTGACTTATAAACCATGCTTTTACTATGGTAGTCGCCAAGTATTTTAGATTTATTTCCTTTTATATAAATCCAATACTCCACATCATTTAGATACTTGAAGTTACATAGTGGCACTGGGTTTGATTTGTGCCAAACACCTACGCCATATTGAAAGCCGTTATTTTCAGCCCATGTTATATATTCAATAATTTGCTTTGTTGAACAAGTAACCACTGCACAAAATGCTTGTTTATGATCAAACAATGATAAACAAGCATTTAAAAATGATCCTGTTTCTATGCCGTCAATCATTCCTTGCTCTTTAACTTCTTGCATGAACTTTCACCCACCTTTACCCATCATGCCACCACCTTTGCTTTTTGATAGCTCATAAGGCGGGTCAGTTAATATCATATCAACGCTACCGCTTGGAATTTCTTTCATCTTCTCAAGGCAATCGCCTTGCATCAACCAAGGCTTTAATAATTCTTTTTCTCTTTGTTCATCGTAGTGCATTAATCTTTCCTCTTGTGTAAGTGCAACATAACAACAAAATAAACAGGGACGCGAAAAGCTGCGCCCGTTATTTAAAGGGTTATGATTCATCGCTTTCAGTAGAATCGCTTACGTTTTTTACTACTTTCTTGATTGCTGTAGTAGTGTAAGGCTCATCCCTTTCTGTTATAGAGCCACCTAGTGTGACAAAATCAGCAGCTACAGCTAACGGTGTCTCAATCGCTACACCTATCGTTGCCTTAGTTAAACTTTTTAGTGAATCAAACATACATATTCTCCTTAATTAATAGATCATAACAACCGCTTTCAAATCGAAGGTTGTGGTTATCCTACACCTTAACATAATCAAACACTTTATGTGAGCCTATTGTATCATTTAATTGTTGTAGCATATTATACCCTCCTAAAAAGGAACACCACCGTTATTACTTGAATACTCTAATAAGCTATTTAATGTTCGTATCTCTTTCTCATATACATCTCGCATACACTTATCTATTTTTGATGGACTATGACAGTCTATCATTTCCAGTAGATCTAATACATTATCTTTAGCATCTACTAATGCTTGGTGATTATCCCACCATATATTTTGGTTTATACTTACTGTAACTTGTGTAGTCATATTATATCTCTCTAGTTAATGTACAGCCACTATACACTGATGTCTGGTGTGTGTCAATGGTTGATTAATATAATAACGTACATTTCACAGGTATTCTTACTCTTTCTTTTTGTCCGTGGTACTTATGGTCTTTACTACACTTTAAATAAATCATCCCGTACACTGTCGAGTGCCATATATTCCCAATAGTATATTCAATATCCACTGCTCTTTTAATGTCTTCTTCAGGTACTTGATTATAATAAGATTCTTTATTAAGCAATGGTAGTAAAACTTCTTGTAACATCTGCATAGTGAATGCCATAGTCCCATCCCCTCCTGATTGACCTACACGCCAGTAATCCCTCTCACTAGACTTCATATCAGGGTCGTAGTGTATATGGCTTATATCAGTACCAGGCCACCATTGAGTTATCAGTTCGAGAGGGTTGTGGAACGCACGTTTAAAGTTTCTATTACTCATTGTATTTACCTCTTATTCAACTGTATTCAAATTTTAGTTACAACTACCCCATTATAGAGAGGAGTATGTGATAAGATTAATCAGCTTAAACCAATCAAACTTTCTTATACTACTACGGCACTTCGTAGGCTCTCTATAATTATATTGAATATACTCACTAATATAAACATCTATATCAAGTAATATGTAAGTATAATACCAAGGTTTGGCGCGATTATCAAGTTATATTTAAAATATATACAGTGTATTACTTACTGCAATGATAATCCCTTAGTAGTATCGTATAGATCTGTACCATACCTGATACAGCTCCTCTCACCATGATAACAGGGGTGGGTTAGCGCATGGGTTTAGTTTGTGTTCTAGTTTATGCTCATTACTGAGTGGTCATTTTTGTTTATATAGCGGTAACACACTGCATCAAAAACCGCTTTAATATGGCGAATCAGGTAGGGATCGAACCTACAACCTTTGGTTTTGGTTTTGGAGACCAACGCTCTACCAATTGAGCTACTGAGACATTATTAATAAATATAACTACCCCTGTGATATACGAGCCTAATCACTGGTATTATTTAACCTCGACTAGCCAAGGTAGTTATATTTATTAATAACCCTGCCATATATCAACCATGTGGGACATGATATAACATTAATCTCTTTCTTACCCGACAGGTGGTAAGCTGTATTCAGTATTATTGATAGCCTAACTAGAACATAAGGAACTGATAAACCTTATCTAGTATATCTTCTCACGTATCTTACGTCCCAATGTAAGGAAGAGGTGGGGGCAAGGACTCTGGCTTTTACCTTATAATTCTAATTAATAAGATTACTAACACTGGTCAATAATTGAAGGACTCCTAATACGTCTACTAGGCGATATGGGTTATCCCATCTATATTTGAGCTTCTATGAGAGGCTTTACCTTCTAATGTGGCGTTCCCAGTAGGATTTGAACCTACAACCTATAGATTAGAAATCTATTGCTCTATCCGATTGAGCTATGAGAACATTAACTGGTGGGTCTTCAGGGACTTAAACCCCGCATCTTCCGATTATGAGTCGGCTGCATTAATCAACTATGCTAAAGACCCTACTCTCTTACCTGTATTATAACGTATTTTCTAACACAAGTCAAGTCTTGTTTGCTATATAATATAAGTAATTGTATTATACCTATTTCTATTACTTACCCTATACTTCCTATTATATAGCAAAAAGCTCAAAATGTCAAGTATTTTCTTCATTTAATTTAAAAGAATCTAATCCCTTCTCCAAATAGTCTATTTCTTCTTTACTGTAGCTATTCTTCCAACCTATGCCATCTATGTCCATGTCAGAGCTTCCGTAGCTCTCTGTAGAGACATTATAGTCTAAACTGGTGTGTAGGTACTGCTCTATCCCAGAGTCCGTCATAACGTTATCCTTGCCCAATCCATCAAGGTATCCATAGAACATACGTCTAAGTTCATACTCTAATGGTGTGGTCACTTCATCTTCCCAAAGTTCATCTACGATATTACCCATATATTCTACTACCTTTATATTGTTGTTTAGTGGTATGTTACACACCTTATTCTAACATGTCAATAACATTTTGTATTGCTTGGTTATATGCAACACACTCTTCATGTGTACCAAATCGGCTTACTGTGCCTTTCATATCATGTACCTTCAGTACCATACCCTCTTTAGTAGATTTAATAGCACCTTGATTAATCTCAAACAGCTCTTCTAAACTCACATCCATTACTTCTCTCCTCAGTTAATGTCCAAATATAATACCTGCACTCATCTATATTGTCAACATTTATCTCATATTAGTGCCAAATTAGGTCTAAATCATACTAATTTCAATTATTTTCAACTAATTTCATCAAAACACTTGACTTTTGATCGTTTTTGCTATATAATGGTAAGTATAAGGTAAAGAAATAAACAATAACAACAAAGAACACCTACTACCTATACTCTATTATATACATATTTTAGACTAAAAGTAAAGTGCCCTGCACAGAATAATTAAAATAAATAATAAGAATAACAAATATGGATATTATAGATAATATAAATACACTCTGCTCATCTTGTAAACTTCCCATTAAAGAGTATAAACAGAATATACAAGAGAGAGAAGATATCTGCGAGAATTGCTTTATAGCAGACGTTACAGATGACTTCTTCCAAGAGGATTCAGAGCAAGACATCTATCTATAATGTAAACAATAAGGATTTGAATATAAACGATGGCTAATATAAACATCAGTTCAGACTCCAACCTATCGAATATTACATATTCGGCAGGGGATTCCCTAGATTTGGGAGGCTCTGCCACTCTGACTATAGATGAATCTAGCCTAGACATATCTACTTTGTGGTGTAATAGTTCATTACAGAGATTAAAACTAAGTAATAGTTCTACTTCGGGTATAGTAATCCTGAATATGACAGGAGATATAAACGCTTCTCAAGGTACTATAGAGTTAGACTCTGGTTTTATATCGTTAACCTCTCCTTTTGTAGTCCCAGTAGATTCAAATGGAGATAGACCGTCACATATAGGTTTCTTTATTAATAATGGAGACTGCTACACAGAGTGTGAATCTTTATCTAATATGTATGCAGATGAAAGAGGATTACATTTCTTATATGATAATACCACAGGTGTTATTACAGTAGGAGATAATACAAATGGCAAAACTCCTGTAGGATCTATACAGATACCTAACCTATATGTAGAGATGAATAACAACGATATTTTCCTAAATGAAGGAGTTTTAATAGGTACAGGAGGAGTAGTCTTTAATAAACCTAAGTTCTCCTTTGATCATAGTATAGAATTAACACAAGACTCCTACTGGGGTATAGTCAACCACAATGGCAATTATGTAACATCTCGTTTAGTTAAAAACTCCCATGCAAATGCAGTATTTGTACTAACAGGTACTAACAATAGAAGAATCACCTTAGGGGAAACTACAGGAACAGATCATATTATCTATTCCATAGAAGCAACACCTATATCTGAAAGAGTTGCTAATGCTTATAGGCCTTTAAATGGAACTATAGAAGCTAGATATCTTACACAACCCTCTTCAAAACAATCATTCGCATTTACTAGCCTGTATAATAACGGCGGTGATGCAGTTGTCATAGACTTAGGAGGTAATAAATACGCCTTTGAGTTTAAAGGAGGGGTTGGAGGTTCTACCTATATAAAATATAGCACTGGTTATAAAAGGACAGATGGAGGCTTATACGCAGGTATATATCTAAGAAATGGAGATATCAAGGGTGCTATAACAGGTTTTGAACGTATAGGAACAGAGCCTTGGCCTGACCAGACCAGACATTTTATATTGGCAAACTCTGGAGAAGTCAATATAGGCAGTGATTCTCAGGACATTATATTCCCTATTGATGCAGACTTTTATGAAATATTTAACTTAGGTGGAGATAGCAGAGGCTCTATAAATAGGGTTATAAACAACGGTACAAGCTCTAGAGGTTCTAGGGATTATAATACTTTTGCCCAACGTGGTTGGAGATTTAGTAACATAAAAATGCTTAATGACACCGATCATGGCAATCAGACACAATCTAATACAGATTACCACTTTGTAAGTATGATAGGTAATACTCCTAAGTTAGGCAAAGGTTCAACATCCAGTGAAATTATTACCAACTCCACTGGAGATCAGGGAAGTATATGGGTACAACCTTACTTAGCAAGTACAGGGGAAGTTGTATTCAATGGAACAAAGGCTTATTACATACCAAACACAGTATCAGAGCAACAAAGTAATGTACAAAAAGGCGTAGGTATTGCTACTGCTGTAAACATTACTGGTAATAATACATGGAACTTCTCTGTAGAATATAAAGTATGGCTTATATCTGAAACTGAACCTTCTACTTATTCAGACTTAACCTTGGTTAATTTACAAAATTCTCAGACTGGATATACTTTTGAAACTGAGTGGTTTTTAAAAGTTAGAGTGACTAAAAACTCCCTCCCTTTAAAGGATGGTTATATTGAGGGCATAGAAATACAATGCCCATTTGATTCTACTTACATATGGAGTGAACCTGCACCCTTATTACCTATTACAATTCCAAACTTAATAGATGGGACTAGAGTCGTAGTAATCAACTACACACGTTCTACTTTATTGGAAGATATTATTATAAATCCAGCCTTAATAGACAACAGTGTAGTGTCAGGTGGTAATGGCTATGATATAGAGGTCAGAGTAGGTGGCAGTGAAGTGACACAACTTGGGGATGTTATTCTAATAAAAGCTAACTGGCAATCAGGTGTACTGGCTAAGTTACCATTAAGAATATTTGCTGTAATGACTGAAAGTGGTATAACACTTATTGACTCGCAAGTAGATGATATCATTCATAACAATATGATCTTTGATGGTGTAGTAGGCTTAGATGGTAGTCTAGTAGACAGCTCTAATGGAGGAGAACTTACAGCTAATCTTACAGATGTAGAAGTTAATATTAATGATGATAATGATATATTTGATTGTCGCAGAGGTATTGCTTGGTGGAGATGGGTTAACACCACTGCACAGGGTGCTTTGATATATGATGCACTAGGGTTGGTTTATAACCCCGATGAATATAATATTGAACTCCAAGGAAGATTAAAAATAAAGAATAGTAAAATAGGTTCTAGATTAACTATTGTAAATGGTATTTGGACTCATTTTGAAGGGGAGTCTATTATAGCAGAAGATTCAGAAACTATAAGATGGGTTCCAAATGATAGACTTTATAATGCTAATTCTGAACAGATAACAGATATTAAGATATTAGTAGATCAGTATTTAGATGTAGCAGTGTCTAGCAGAGCTACACAAACCAGTGTAGATAATCTGCCAACACCTTTAGCATCTGACGATGTGAGATTAGATAACTTGGATGCTACAATTAGTAGTCGTTCTACTCTTACAGCACAGGACGTGTGGGATTACACTACAAGGACGTTATCTTCTTTTACTAGTCTAGTATCAGATATATGGAATAACGCCACTAGAACACTTACAGTGAGTTCTCCTACTGTTGTAGAGATACAAGATGGATTAGCAACAAGTGCTGAGATTCAAGCATTAAATGATTTCAATCCTGCCAGTGATGTAGTTGCTACAGTAACAACGGTAACTAACATGAGAGGCACAGATAATGCTTTACTTAATTCTAATTACACTGCCCCAGATAATAGCACAATATTAGATGTACAGGAAAGCGTATCAGAGATTATAGCTAATCATAATAATCCAACTTATTACTTTGGGCAAGACGGAGTGACTAGGGTATTACAAAAGGATGCTTATTTCATATCTCTAAGAAGTGCTGACGGTACTACAGAGTTAAGAAGAATAACACCACTAGATGCTACTAACACACCAACTATATTATCTGAACATACGGGGTACAGTTAAATGATATTACCTTTCTGCTTAAACAATGCTGTAATAGCAGAGAATAATGTTTACTTTACTCCTGTAGATACAGTGGATTTTAATATAACACAAGAAGAAATAATTACATCTGAAGAGAATATAACATTAGATTTTAATATATCTTCGGATGTAATAGAAGTAGATGTAATACAACAAGAAATAATAATAGAGGAAATGGAAGAGGATGTCGAAACAGTACAAAATTGTAAGGGCTAGTACCAAGTCCTTTTCTTCTTTATTAAAAATAGATAAAGTGCAAGTAACAGACTTGACAGATTGGACATGTTTTATCCAATTAAGAAATAAGAAAAATAAAAAAATAACAGGGAGTGTTGACAGGGAAGTCACTACCAAGAATCAAACCAACACTAACTTCGTAATCACTCTTACTAATACTGAAACAGATATAAATGAAGATGATTATATATTAGGGGTTGAGTATAGAAACACTGTTACAGGGCAAGTTATAGAAGACCCTGACAATATAGTAGAAATTAAAGTAGTAGAGGGTTGGGTATATGGATAAACCAGAACGTAATGCTAAAGGCCAATTCCCTAAGGGCGTAAGTGGCAACCCAAGGGGCAGGAAAGAGGGTGTTAAGAATAAGCCAATGACTAATAAACAAGTCACTGATTATTTAGGTAAAAGATTAGAACACTATTTCATCCGAATCGAAGACTTAGCTAATAGCGTCTACCATCCTTATATAGCAGAGGGTGTTGATAAAGACGGAGAACCACAATTAAAACCTAACCCCACATACGACCCTAAGCTGAGTTTTAGTATTTATTCTAAGTTAATAGATGAACAGACTAAAGCTAAACAAGTTGAAGATAAGAAGAAGAAGATGTCAGGTAATAAGAGTGGTGGTAAGAAAGAAGAAGTTAAAGAAGATGAGCCAGACATGAGTTCAGTTGTCAGTGGAAACTTTAGAAAATAATAACAATAGGTAGTATATGTCATATAACTCTTGGAAAGATATTAAACCTCAAGAGGGTAAACAAGAGTTAGCTTTTAGTTTGTTAGGAAAAGTGGACTTTATGTTATGGGGAGGTTCAAGGTTTGGTGGCAAGTCGGAATTGCTAACCATGATTCCACTACCCTTTTACAAAGACCCAAACTTTAGGGGTATATACTTCCGAAGAACTTATAAAGAGATTATGCAAAGTAATGGCTTGTGGGATAAAGCTAATAGTATGTACCCTTTATTTAATGGTGCAGGTACACCCTCTTCTAACACTTGGAAATTCCCCTCTGGCTGTAGAGTGCAGTACAGTCACATGTACCACGAAAGAGATAAGGAAGATCACAGGGGTTCAGGTGCTACTCTTATTGCATTCGATGAGATAGATAAGTTCTCTCAAAGTCAAGTCTCTTTTATGATGACTTGTCTACGTTCTGAGGCTAAAGCAGATAGCTTCATGGTAGGTACATTAAACCCTTCTCCAGATTCTTGGTGTTTGCCTTGGGTAGAGTATTACTTAAACGACGAAGGATTCCCAGCAGATGATAAAGTAGGTGTTATACGTTACTTTGTAATAAAAGATAATGAAGTTATATTTGGAGACACAGAAGAGTGGTTCATAGAGAATCATAGAGATGCAGTATATGTACCAGACCCTACTTCAGAAGAAGGGGAAAGGTATGTAAGACCTAAGACATTTACTTTTGTATTCTTTAATATATTTGATAATCCATTAGGTTTAAAAGCTAACCCTGCTTATCTATCAGAACTTAATAACCTAGAAGACCATGAAAGAAACACACAGTTGTACGGCAACTGGTACTCAAGACCTAAAGGTTCTTCTTTGTGGAAAAGAGAATGGGTACTAGGTGAAGATGGGGAGAAGGCTAAGAAAATAACAGATATACCTACAGATGTGAAAAGGTATAGAGCTTGGGATAAAGCATATACAGAACCTTCTAAAGAAAATCCTCAAGTGGATTACACAGCAGCTTCTCCAGAGATACTAAAAGATAAAGACGGGTTCTTTTGGATAATAGGTAACTATGCTCCTTCTAATTATGATCCAGAATATGAAGGTAAACCAGACTCAGATAAGATTTATGGCAGGTTTAGGCGGTTAGCAGGTGCTAGAGATAACTTAATACTATCACAAGCATTGTACGATGGGGATGACACTACAGTTATTCTAACCAAGGATTCTGGCTCAGGGTTGACAGACCACACTTATACAGTGGGTAAGCTTATAGGGGAAGGTGTAAATGTTACAGAAGATAAGTCTCCAAGCAATACACCAGATAAGAAGATGAAAGATTTCCAGCCTTTCTGTAATGCTTGTTCAAGTGGTCTAGTTTATATAGTCCCTGATTCATTCCCTAATGCTAAAACATTAGAGGCTTGGTTAAAGGAACATGAAAACTTTGACCCTAATAAGAAAAGTACAACAGCAAGAAAGGATGATTGGGTGGATGCAACAGGGACAGCTTTTAATACAGTAGCACAATCTAAAGTATTAGTAACCCCTAAATATCATTCACTATCAAATTATAAAACACTAGCTTCTGATTTATTATCATCAAGAAGATTTTAACATAAAGGAAAATACATTGAAACCAATTATTATTAAAGAAGAGAACGGTAGATTAGAAATCCTACAAACAGGTTTAGGCCAGAAGAGAGAGATTCAATTCTTCCTAGCTATCCAAGACGGTATCAGTAAAGGTTATAAAATCCCTGAAGAAGTATCACTAGGTGTAGATATGTCTTTCCGTAACTATAAAAGTACAGCTATGGGCAAATGTGTGATGTTTAAAGAAGGTGCAGCTCCTAAAGCTAAAGTTGAAGAGCCTAAGCCAGAAGTAGCGGTTAAACCTGACGTAGTTACACCAGAGCCTATTGTAGAACCAGCAGAAGAGAAAGTTGTTGAAACTCCAGCTAAGAAAGCAGGTCGTCCATCTAAGAAAAAGTAGGCCATAAATGACTGAAACTAATATAGATAAAGCGGAGTCTACAGGGTTAGCAGATTTGTCAAGACTTCCTAGGGAAGTAGGTCAGCCCCATATAGTCAACGGTTATTCATTAATAAAACAACAGAAGAAAGCAGAGTTAAGTCCTAGTCAACTCCCTTGTACATTTAAAGAGATGTTGAATGATGCAGACGTTGCAGATGCAGTGGATAGTATCTTAGTTAAGACACTTCCTGCTTTAGCAAAAGGAGTTGTGAAGGCTAAACCTAAGTCAGATAAATCTAAAGAACTGGCAGAGAGGTTAAATTATATTATAAGGAATATGTCACAAGGGACGTGGCTAGAGGCAATGCAAAACGCTTCATCATGTTTGATACATGGATATGCCTTGATTAACCCTGTCTTAGAATATAGAACTTATGGGAAATATAAAGACACAGTAGTATTGAAGAAACTTGCCCCAAGAACACAGTCTAGTATTTATGGCTGGGTGTGGGATGACAAGGGTAGGGAGTTGAAAGGTGCTATACAGAAGCCTATGAAAATTTCCAGTAGGATTTCTACAATAGGTGATTATTCAGATAATAAAATATCTTTTACATCTGTAGCCTCTGGGTATTACCAAGACAGTAAATATCCTTTTCTTAAATCAGAGAAGCTATTACATTTTAGGTTCAACCCTTCTGATAACAACCCACAAGGTTATAGTCCATTGTTCTATTGTTATGATGCTTACTCAGAGAAGAAGTTAATAGAACAGTACGAGTTAATGGCAGCAAGTAAAGACTTAGGCGGAGTAGGTATTGTCTACCTTCCACTAGAGTTAATGAATAAAGCTGCACAGCCTGAACTATTTCCAGAAGAATACGCATCATATATGTCTCTCCTAGAGAATGCAGTTAATGTTCAGAATGCAGAAGGTAACTTAGTAGTACTTGCTAGTGATGTAGACCCACAATCCAAGACCAAGATGTACGACTTCCAAGTTAAAGGTATAGATGGTGGTGGTAAACAGTATACCACTTCTGAGATTATAGAAACTAAAAAGAAATGTATCTATAACGTATTTGGAGCAGGGTTTAAGCTGCTTGGTCAGAATGGACATGGCTCTAATGCCTTATCCTCTAATCAAATGTCTACACATGATTATTATGTGCAAAGATTAATCATGTGGGTAGAAGATGTAATCAATAATCAATTACTACCAATGCTTTTAGAAGCTAACGGTATCCAAGTTGATTATGAAGACATGCCATATTTTGAGGCAGATGATCCCACTAAAGCTGATTCAGAGGTGTTAGGTAAGTTAGCTAGCAGATTAGCCAGCGGAGGTATACTAACCTTAGCAGCAACTACGAAAATATACGAAGACCTCGGACTACCAACAGAGGGTTTGGAAGATATTGACTTCGCAGCACTAAGCAACCCTAGTTCTTCAGAAGGATCAGGAAATGGCTCTACTCAGAATAATGGACTGGGAAGTGATACTAATAATGAAAATGCTTCATAAGGTGATAAATGATAAAACTTAAAGAACTGTTAGTTAAGCCCAACGAGACTTATCTACAGAAGAATACTAATCAAGATAAAGTCAGGCAACTTAGAGATGCTATTGATTCAGCTTTTGAAGTAGGGGGTTGTAGAGAATATGCCTATTACGAAGACCACGATGATAGTTATATATACTTCTCTATCTGGGGTTGTGAATCTAACAAATACATGCAATGGGCGGTAGCTTATACATACAACACAGACAATGGTGAAGTTGTACTAGGCGAAGAAGCAATTAAAACTGTACAGATGACAGAGTGGAAACTATTACCAGAAACTCCGACTGAAATGACAGAGAAGAGTTTATTTACTTGGCTAGATAAATACTTCACTAAGAAAGAAGTTATCAAAGCTTTTGATGATGAGCAGATGATCTCTGTAGAACCTATCTGGCGACCTGCTGGGGAAGTTGATTTACATGGAGACACAATCTCCTTAGAAGAAATAAGAAAAGCTGTAGACGACATCAATCAGAAGATAGATAAAGGTGAATTACAGGCTGGTTTATTCCACGGACATAAGACAGATACTTTCACTTGGCAAAGAGCTTGGGTGCAAGAGGTTGATGCTACATTAGGTGAGACTTTTGTTAAAGCAGGAACACCTCTTATCTCTGCTAAATGGAATAACAAGATTGCTTGGGAAGATAAGAAAGCGGGTATATTAGGCGCACCTTCTTTTGGAGCAAAAGGTATTAAAGTGGAGTTAGAAGATGAGTGATTCAAACGGTAAAGCAAAGGCAGTTTTGCATAGTCTGGATATATCTGAAATATCAATGACAGATGAATCTCAAGGTTTTGCAGCATCAGGCATGGAGACTATTCTAGTAAAGAATAGATTAACATGTAAAGAAGATTTAACCCCAGAACAAACAGCCCTATTAGAAAAGTATGGCGAAGAATTTACTCCTCTGCAAAAGCAGAAGGGTGATACCAACTCCCTCTCCTCTGTCAAGAGTGATGCAGGGGAAGATAACTTGACAAAAGGAAACGAAATGTCAGATAAAGAAAAAGATGACTTGCAAAAGGCATTAGATACTATCGCAGCACTCACTAAGCAGATTGAAGATAATCAAACAGAGCAGCTAACTAAGAGTTTAACTGAAAGCCTATCTAAGTATGAGTTCTCAGAAGTAGAAGGAATTACTAAAGCATTGCAAAGTGTGGAAGTTACAGAGCGTGAAGCTATTATCAAAGCATTCGATGAATTACATGCTAACAAAGATGAGATTCAAAAGGCTGCTAAGAAAGAAGCAGGTTTTACAGAAGAAGGTATAGACGGTGAAGCAGAGATTGATAAAGCAAGTGCAAAACCTCTTACATTAGTTGAAAAACTAGCAGAACTTAACAAAGATCAGGAGAATAAATAATGCCAGTAGTTTCTACAAGTAGAAAATTAGAATCAGAATTGTTAGCAGGTGTTGACACTTTTGCATACGAAAACGCAGTGGACTTTAACTTCCAAACTGTTGCAGTAGGCGGTACAGGTAAAGTAGATAATATTGGTGTAGCACTTATTTGGGTTGATGGTAATTCACGATTTGAACCATATGTAGCACAGAATATTGCAACAGCTATTTCAACAGGTGGTTCACCACTTAAAGATGGTTCAGTAGTTGCTGTATCAGTTGGTAATTATCAAGGTAAAGGTTTCAATGATGAAGATACTGATCTAGCAGTTGCAGGAAGCAAAATGACTGTACTATACCGTGGTGATGCAGCTATCTTAAATGAAGGTGTTATCTGGAACGGCGCGGCTGCTCCTGCACAAGCACTATTCTTAGCGCAACTAGAAGCACAACGTATCACTACTACTAACCAAGCTGCTGATGCTGCTGCATCTTACTTAGCATAAGAGGAATTAAAGAACAATGACAATTAAAGCGATTGATAAAGCTGTACGCTCAGAGATGAACTCTTTTGAGATGCAGGATGTAACAAGTGGTATTAAGCGTAAGGAATCTGTTAAGACAGGTTTATTACAAGCACTACTTGCGGGTACTTCTAATGAGTTCTCTGTAACCACAGATAAACTTAGTCATGATGAGTTAGTAGAAACTGTACAACTACCTGAAGGTAAACGCTTCGATGAAGTTGGTGGTGGACGAGTTAAGAAAGATAATGCACGTGAGATGTTATACCGCACAGGTTCTTATGGTATCTCTGCTAATGTATCTCCTATGGATGTTGCTGGCAAGCGTAAACCTTTCAGTGAAGAAATGTACACAACTGAAGAGCGTGTACAAGAGATGTCTACTAAGATGGATCGTTCATGGAATGATTTTAACGAGATTGCACTAGCTAAAGTATTAACTACAGATACTAACTTTGTATTTGGTGGCGATGCTAAATCTTATGACTACTTTGCCGATATTCATGGTGATACACGTGCTAACTTAGGTTATGACGCTGTAGACTTGCTAGTAGGCAGTGGTGCAGACGTAGAGAAGAAACTTAACGATGCAGTGGATAAGATGCAAGAAGAATGTGCATTAGCTGGTACAAGCTATACTTCTCTAGTTATGCCTGTATCTGGTGACTTGTACGACAAACTATTTGACTATGAACAAACACAAACTGCTGCTGTTGCAGGTATTGACTCTAGTACTACTTTAGACTTGTCTATCTTAGCTGGTGATCGTGGTGGCTTCAGTGCAGATGAGATGGTATTCAAACGTAGAAACTTTACTTCTGTACTAACTGGTATTACTTATATCCGTATGGCAGATAGCATTGGTGGTACTTCACTATTAGGTACTAACGCAGGTTTCTTGATTCCAGCAGGTGCGGATAATATGTTTGCCACTATTTATAGCCCTTCTATGACTATGGATTATGTTAATACCTCTGGTATGAAACGTTATTCTTTTGCAGAAGAACATAAACGCCGTGGTATTACATTGTTTGAAGAGTCTAATAACCTCTACATGAACCGTAATCCTAAGCTAGTTCAGAAGTTTTTTTCTTCTAACTAATAATTAGAAGTTTATATTGAAGCCACAGGGACGTGGCTTATTTTATAATAAGTATTTATATTCCCTATGAGTATTTATTATAAAATTTAAGGATACTATATGCCCATAATAAATAGAAAAGAAATACTGGGGGATTTAATACTTAACCTTCCAGATCAAAATAAACTAATTGAATCCCAGTTAGAGAACATACTAGAAACCATTATCACTAGGCATATCCCAGAAGACGATGAGTTGTATTATTCAGAAGCTCTTTGTAAGGCTATGAAAGTGGCTGGACTAATGAATAACTCCAAACACTCTGTAGATTCTGCATCTATGACTAAGCAGAAAGTAGGCGGCGTACTGTTAGAGTTCTCCTTAGAGAATCAGAAGAGTGTATGGAAAGAGTTTATTAATTCTCTCCCAGATATATGCCCTTACCTTCCTAAAGGCGGCTATAACTTACCCACTACATTTGGTATCCAAGTGATTAGAGACGCTGATAAAGCTGTGACTACAGGTTGCAGTGAAGAAACTAACTTAATCTTATAAAGAGGAATAATATGATAAAGCGATTAGTAAAAGATAAAGATGGAAACATCTTAGAAGATTCAATTATAGAGATTAAAACAGAAAAGGAATCCTCTACTAATGGTGCAGTCGAAGGTAGTAAAAAAGAAGAACGGAAAGACAGATCAACTAATAAAAAATCTTCAAAATCTAAGTAAGCAGAAGTTAGAGGTTGGTCATTTCGCATCAAGCGGATTACATGGTTCATCTGATTTATCCTATGTAGAACTTTTACAAGGTTGGGCTGCTGGAACTTTCCAAGAAGGCGTTAGAAAGAATCCAATGGCAGCGTTTCAATTCATGCAACTCAGGAACGGTGGAATACTTAAAAACCCCAAAGTTAAAGCTGCATACATTAAGTGGTCTAAGAACCTAGATAATAAAAAAGCTAATATGGTTTTCTTAGAAGAAGTTGGCGAAGCATTACGTAGAGATTACATGAGTATGTTTGGTAAAACTGGACATATGATGCCTATCATTGGAAGTAACACTACTCCTCTTTTAGATACAGGTGAATTGAAGTCAGCAACAGCTTATAAGAGTTCTTATGATAACGTAGTTAAGGAGGTTGGTATATGACGTTTATGATTATTAAAACACCTTTAGATGTTATCAGACATACAGGGAGTTATAGAGATTCTACTAAAGGAAATAGAACAGTAGATAGAGAGCCTGAGTACATAGAGGATGTCAAGTTTAGTATACAACCTTTCACTAAAGGAAGCACACAGCACGTACTACCTGAAGGTATAAAATCAGATGATGCTAGGGTGTTATTTACTAAGTTTGCTATGAAACAAGCTAGTCAAAAGACAAAGCTAAAAGCAGATAGAGTAGAGATAGATGATGAAATTTATGTAGCTTTTAAAGTAGCCAACTGGTCTACACACGGACTATTAGCAGATCATTATGAAGCCTTAGCAATAAGAGAAGATATCTTATCTCAGTTTAACCTTGAGGATTAATAATGGCTATAGCCTTTGATGTAATAACAGATGAACTCATAAGAGTTGCCAGAGAAGAAGTAGGAAGTAAATTATCTACTATAGAAATAGAAACAGGGTTAGTACCTTCTGTAATTCTAAGCAGGGACACAGGTACACTCCCTGATTACCCTTATATCACAGTAGATAAAATAGTAGTGGATGATTCAGGTTCTTGGTTAATGCAATCAGGAGTTAATACAGATGGCAACCCTTACTTCTCATCTTACTACAGAATCTTATTTCAATACACTGTATACGGAGAAGATGCCTTTGACATAGCACATGAGCTTAAAGGTAAGTTCCGTATAGGTAGGATATTAGATGAAGTTAAAACTAATACAACAGGAGAAGTAGAAGATGTATTTGCAGTTAATTCTCTCCCTGAAAAACTATCCACTCGTTATGTAGAAGCAGCAGGGTTCACCTTGAACTTTAGTATTACAGACACAGTGATAGATGAACAGACAGGTTATATATCAACTATTAATATTGATAACTCTGTAAATAACACTCTGGATTCCACCATAGTAGTTCCAACACCATAAATAATAAAATTTCTTAAAGGAGAAATATATTGTCTTATCAACAAATTGTCACAGTTAACATCTCGCTAGATGTTACAGGCGTATCCAGAGCAACATTTGGTACTCCTATCTTTATTGCAGACCATGTTTGGTTTAAAGAGAAAACTAGATCATATACAACCGCTACAGGATGGCAGGGCGACTTCCCTACTTCATCTGATGTTTATGTAGGTATGCAAGCTGCATTCTCTCAAGACATTGATCCTGCTACAGTTAAAGTAGGCCGTAGAGAAGTTGATAGTATTACATTCACACCAGATGCAGCTACAAGTGCTGGACAAGAGTATACACTACAAGTTCTTGATACAGCAGATGTAACTACTACAGCTACATTCGTAACTACCACTGGTTCAGAAACAGCCACTACTATTGCTACAGCTTTGTTTACAGCATTAGGCAGTCCCACTGGTATTACACTTACAGACAACACAGGTAGTGTTACATTAGCTAAGTCTGGTACAGCCGCTTATGCTGTTACAGATATTAATAAACTAACTTACACAACTATCACTACACAGACAGCCGCTAATATGATGGCTGATATTACAGATGAAGATGATGACTTCTACTTCGTAGCGTGTAACGACCATAGTGCAGCATTTATTGAAGCATTATCTAATGATATTGAATCACGTACTAAGCAGTATTGGGTATCAACTCAGAATCAAGCTGACTTAGGTGTGTACTCAGAGAGTGCTACAGATATACCCTCTGTATTAAAACAGAATGCTCGTTATAGAACATCTTACTGGTTTCACCACGAAGCAGATACTAAGTTTCCAGAGATGAATTACTTAGCAATGTTTGCCCCCCGTGATGCAGGTAAGTATGTAATCTCAGGAAACCTTACTAAAGGTATTGGTGCAGCTAAGAATCCTCTTACTGGTAACTATTTATCAGATACAGATAAAACTAACCTGACTAATAAGAATGCCTCTTTCACAGAGAACGTTGGTGGCATAGGTATT